GTCTGCTACACTATAATATGTCGTCTGCTAATGTTGTCTAATGCTAATGTATGTTGCCTCTATGTAGGTCATCTGAATAAATCAAGGATTACAATATGGTGGCAGCTAGTGGTTTGATGAACTAAACCAGTGGATATTGATATAATGAACACATCTGAAGATTGAAAGAATGTACAGAAAAGTTCATGAGGAAGTTGTGCATCATTGGAGATGAAAGACAGCTTTGAATATCCAACATTTACTCTGTACAGCATATTTCCTGTGTATGACCTACATTGTCTAGACATTGTCTCCTGAGGGACAATAGGATGCTATAGGTTCATGGACTAGTGAACTATTACAACAAGAGACAATAATAATCTATGCCAATCAGCCAGTGGGAAACGCTTCATAACATATCAAACGGATATAAAATGGCAACTTACCAAATACCACCACCAAATTCAATGGACTTGAAGGGGGATGTGGTAGAAAATTGGAAAGACTTTGAAAGTGCTTGGAACTTTTATTGTATAGCCACGGAGCTAGATCAGAAAACAGACACGGCTGAGGGTAAAAAACAAGTAGCAGCTACACTATGCGCGGTTATGGGCATGGAGTGTCTTAAGGTTATGAAGAGCTTGCCAACATTGACCGCAGAGGACATTACAAATCCAGATAAGATATTGGAGACACTGAGAGGACATTTTGTTCCGCAGAGAAATGTACTGTTTGAGCGCTATAAGTTCAATACGACCGTACAACTGCAAGAGACAATTGATGAATATGTGGTGCGTATGAGACAGCTGGCAGAATCATGTGAGTTCGGACAACTCACCGACAGCCTCATACGAGATCGGCTGGTGATTGGTACGACTGACACTGCTTGTCGTGATCGATTGCTGCGTGAGCGCCCAGTGCCAGACTTAAATCGGGTCATCGAGAGTCTACGGGCCAGTGAGGTGTCAAAATCACATCGACTGCAGCTGAACCAATCAACCGAGGCAGTTAACCACGTTAAGTCAAGGAAAAAGTCTTTACAGAAACCGACGGGAACAAGGCCAGGTGGGAGAAAGGAACCTAGGCCAGACTCCTCCAGGAAATGTAAATGGTGCGGTAAATCAAATCATGCGCGCGCCGAATGTCCAGCGAAAGACAGTGAGTGCTACAAATGCCACAAGAAAGGTCATTTTTCAACAGTATGTCTAAGCAGACAGCCCAAAGTTCAAGAAGTCACACAGTCACAAAGTTCAGACTGTAATGGATCGCCATTTTTGGGTGCAATCGATAGCAAACCTGGTGACTTTTGGACTGTAAACATGATGGTGGACAACCACAACACCACCTTCAAGCTTGATAGTGGAGCAAGTGCCACTATCGTAGGAGATCACAACGCCTGGCTGAAAAAATATAAACTCCAGGAATGCACTAAGAGATTCCAGGGACCAGGTGGAGTTTCTCTAAAAAACCGCATACTTGGCATGATTCCTACGGCCAAACTCAGGGTTGGCGGCCGTGAGTTAAGGGAAGACATCATCGTCCTGCGAGGACAGAGATTCAACTTGCTAAGCAAAAGAGCATGTCATATGCTGGAACTGCTGAGTCCAGCTTCAGGAGTGTACAACGTGAAAGAACAGGATCCAGACTTCAGGAGCGAATATCCTGAACTGTTCAAAGGTCTGGGATGCCTGAAAACCACGTACAACATACGTCTTACAGAAGATGCGAAGCCGGTGTGCCTATATACAGCAAGACGGGTGCCACACCCACTATTAACAGAAGTTGAGAAAGAACTCAAATCTATGGTCAGTCAGGGAGTGATCAGTCCAGTGGACGAGCCAACAGAATGGTGCTCAGGCATGGTGTGCGTGCCTAAACCCAATGGACATGTTAGGATCTGTGTCGATCTAACAGCGCTGAATAAATCGGTACGACGAGAAGTGCACCCGATGGCCAGCGTAGATGAGAATCTAGCAAAGATTCGAGGCAGCAAAATCTTCACAAAACTCGATGCAAACTGCGGTTTTTGGCAGTTGCCACTCGATGCTGAATCCAGGCTGCTAACCACATTTATCACTCCATATGGTCGATTCTGTTTTAATAGACTTCCTTTTGGCATCAGCTCAGCCCCGGAGATCTACCAGAGGACTATGTCAGCCATACTGCTGGGCATAGAAGGGGTTATATGCCACATGGATGACGTCTTGATCCATGGTCAGACTGCTGCAGAGCACAATGAAAGGGTGAGAAGAGTGCTGACACGCTTACGCGATGCAGGTGTCACACTGAACTCAAAATGTGCGTTCTCCAAGAGAACCATCACCTTTCTGGGTCACACAGTCACCCCAGAAGGGATCAGAGGAGATCCAGAGAAGGTCAGCGCGATCCGTGACTTTCCTGCTCCAAACAATGTCACCGAGCTCCAGCGATTCAATGGCATGGTAAATCAGTTCATGAAGTTTGTCCCAGGGCTAGCAACACTCAATGAGCCATTACGACAACTACTTCGGAAAGATACTGTATGGAGATGGGACAATCCACAAGCAAATGCATTTCAGCAGATCAAAGACAAGCTGATATCTGCTGAAACTCTCGCACACTATCATCCAAATCGGCGTACCATAATTGCTGCAGATGCATGCCAGTACGGCCTTGGTGCAGTTATGATGCAGATAGATGATGCAGGCAATCGCAGACCTGTATGTTATGCATCACGATCGCTCACAGATGCTGAAACAAGGTATGCAGTAATTGAGAAAGAAGCTCTTGCCGCAACCTGGGCATGTGAGAAATTCTCGGACTACATTCTTGGTATGAGATTCACGCTTGAGTCAGATCATAAGCCACTGATTCCGCTACTCTCGACTACAGATCTTGCAAAGATGCCACCAAGAATCCTCCGATTTCGCCTACGCATGATGAGGTACAGCCCCGATGTCGTTCACGTCCAGGGCAAAACCCAGATCACAGCAGATACTCTGTCTCGGGCCCCAGTAGGCAAGCCCCAAGCATGTGACCAAGAACTCATAAATGAGGTCACTGACTTCAGTCGTGCAGCACTGAAGTTTCTACCAGCCACTCAGGCGCGGCTGGAGCAGATCAAGGCAACACAGGATGCAGACATGCAATGCGCTGAAGTAAAGAAGTATTGCCAGGATGGGTGGCCTGCATATATGTCGCAGCAGGATGTGCTATTGAAGCCATATTGGGCTAACAGACACCACCTGACAATAACAGATAACCTACTCATGTATGACGACAGGATTGTGATACCAACATCACTACAGACACAGGTGTTGTCACAGATCCACGAAGGCCATTTGGGCATCACTAAATGCCGGGCCAGGGCAATGCAGAGTGTTTGGTGGCCTATGCTAAGTACACAGATAGAGGAACTGGTCCGAAGGTGTACAATATGCGAGAAATTGAGGCCGGAAACCAGAGAACCACTCTTGCCATCCACACTCCCAGAGAGGGCGTGGGAAAGAATTGGAAGTGATCTATTCCAATTAGATGGAAAAACTTTCATAATCGTGGTCGATTACTACTCCAGATGGATCGAAGTGAGACCTCTGAACCCGACTACATCCCAGGCCGCAATAAATGCACTGAAAAGCATCATGGCACATCATGGGATACCAGACGTAATTGTTTCAGACAATGGACCACAGTATGCATCGGCAGAGTTTAAGGAGTTCGCTAAAAGCTATGGCTTTACTCACGTAACTTCATCGCCAAGATACTCTCAATCGAATGGGGAGGTAGAGCGGGCAGTGCAAACGGCAAAGAATATTCTCAAGAAGTCTGAGGATCCATACTTGGGATTTCTGGCCTACCGCACAACACCACAACGTAATGGTTTGAGCCCCAGCCAACTATTGATGCGCAGACAGCTGCGAAGCACACTGCCAACCACAACAGCACGTCTGAGCAAACACCATGACACTCAGACAATTCAGTCAGGTGAGGCTGAATATCGCACAAAGATGGCACAAAACTACAATAAACGTCATCGTGCCACTGCCTTACCACCACTGGAGACTGGAGATCAAGTATGGGTTCGAGACCAGGACAGATATGGGTCGGTGATAGAGAAGGAAGTATCACCAAGGTCCTACAGAGTTCAAACGGAAGCAGGAGGTGAGCTGATTCGGAACCGCAAAGACCTTGTTCAGACGGAAAAGTCCACTACGTCTCCAAGAAAGTCTACACCTGAGCTAGCTGCAACATCTAGTGCACCGAGCACACCTGTACGCAGATCAGGTCGCATAAGACATTCTCCAGAAAGATTAGATCTTTAAATCGGGCAGAATAATCCCGAAAGCTCTGAGGTTAGTCTGCCTATGACGAGCTATGTGCTGTATTGTATAATATATATGGACTTATATATGTCGTATATCTATTCGGACACTGATTTGGTATCAATGGACAGTTGACATTTCCATTATACAGTATATATATTCACTGAAGTATGTTATGTCATATTCAGAATATTGTATGTCTATATCCTAAAAAGGGAGATGTGGAGATGTTGTCTGCTACACTATAATATGTCGTCTGCTAATGTTGTCTAATGCTAATGTATGTTGCCTCTATGTAGGTCATCTGAATAAATCAAGGATTACAATATGGTGGCAGCTAGTGGTTTGATG